ACGTCGATGCAATCGGAGTTGTAGAGTGCGAACCGGTCGGTGATGTGTTGCTTGTCGTTGTTCATAGCCAAGAGGGGAAAGCGGGTTTGAAGGCAACGTGCTTCGCGCCTTCGATGCGGAGCTCGTCGTTGATGAGTGAGACCAGATGCTTAAACATCGCGTCGGCTTGGTCGGCCTTGCGTTGCAGATTCGAGACGACGCCCGACTCGCCCTCGGAGGCGACGACATCGACGACCACGTCGCGCTTTTGTCCGAATCGCCAGCAGCGGCGAACGGCTTGGTACCATTGCTCGAACGAGTGCGACGGAAAGAAGGTCTGATGCGCGCAATGCTGCCAGTTGAGCCCAAAGCCTGCGATCTGCGGCTTGGTGATGAGCACGCGCAACTCGCCATTCGCGAACGCCTCAAAGGTCTCCTCCTTCTTTCCGTCCTCGTCGTCGCCGGATACCTCGGCCGCGTCTCGGATCAGCTTTGAGAGAGCCTTGCCCTCGTCGTTGAGATGGCACCATACGACCGCAGGCTTTCCGGTATTGCCAACCAGATTAGCGACCAGTTCGCACCGCTCCGTCAGCGTGCGGCGCCGCTCCTCGCGTTGCTCAGCTAGCGTCATCGCAGGCAGGTCGAACAGCATCCCGTCGCGCTGGCTCCGCGCAACCACGACGTGCTCGCGCGTGGTAAGCTTCGGCAACTTGAACGGTCCGTCATCGCAGCCCATATCGCTCGGCCTACGAACCGCCCGCGCCCACGAGCAAACCCAGCGCCAGAACTCCTTCTCGGCGTGACCGCGGAAGCGCCAGACTCCGGCGCGGTGCTCGTCGGATCGCGACGTGGTCGGTCCCTGCTTCTTGAAGAAGCGGCCGAGCATATCCGAAAAGCCCATCTCGCCGAGCGCCTCGCTCGACGTGCCGAGCTCGATGTAATCGTTGGGCGCGGCGGTCGCGGTGCACAGCAGGCGGTAGGGAATCTTACGCGCGAAGTCCGTCACCGCGGCCTTCGTCATCCCGTCGAAGTTCTTAAGGATCGAGGACTCGTCGCAGACCACGCCCGCGAATTGCGTCCGGTCGAAGTGGTGCAGGCGTTGATAGTTGGTGACCACCACGCGCGCACCGGCCGGGAACTTGCCGTCAGAGGACCGCACGCAATCGATGCCGAACTTCTCGCCCTCCTCGACAGCCTGCCGCGCCACGGCAAGCGGGGTAAGGACGAGGACCGGGCGGTTGGTGTGGCGCACTACGTTCTCGGCAAAGGTCAACTGAATCGCCGTCTTGCCAAGCCCGCAGTCCGCAAAGATCGCGGACCGGCCGCGCTCGACTGACCACGAGACGAGCGCCCGCTGAAAGTCGAACAGCTTCGAAGGGATAAACGTTGGCTCGAATCCGTGCCGCGCGCCGACGTGCCGCTTTGCATCAAGGAAGGTCTCGTAATTCACCGTGCACCTCCCATCGCCGCCTTGACCTTCGCCGCGTAGCCCAGCGTCGCAGCCTTGCGCGCTCCCGCCGGGCCGCCGTTGTGGACGCGCGCCAGCGTCTCGACGTCGCCCGCGGCCCACGCCTTCGGCGCGTATCGGCGCAGATAAGCCTCGGCCACGCGGCGCGAATAGGCGAGGTCAGCGCAGCGCGAGTAGTCGCCCGGCACGCGCGAGTCGGCGTGATACCCGCGATGGATCTGGAGCGGACCAAGCGCCTTGCCGCCGTCGCCGAGGATCGGCCCAACGCGGCCGGAGGTCTCGACCTGATGAAGCGCCAGCCAGAACGACTCCGGCGGCGCAGCGTGCGCGGCTGAGGCAAGGGCGAGGAGGAGAGCTGTGCGGATCACGACGCGGCCTCCGCGCTGACGGTAAAGAGGATCTGACGGACGGCCTCGCTCTTGTAGTTCTGGAGCGCGAGGTCGAGGCTGGCGAAGTACTTGCCCATCCGCTTCCACGCGCGGTGCGAAGCGTTCAGCACGCAGACGCCGACGCGGCCGTCGGTGTAGATGCTGACGTGGGCGGAGGTCTTGCCGCAGGTGGCGTTAAAGTAGGTAACGTTATCGCCGCGGGTCTTGTCGTTGATTAGGATCGTCATCGGTTGTCGTTGTTGCGACGCCGACCATACGACCCGCCCCGGCAAAGGGAAGCCCAATCCGCACTTTTTCCACGACCACGCCGCAATGCGCGCGCGGGCAAAGACTTAGGCGGAATCTTTTTTGAGCTAAACGTCGAGCGCGTCGGCGAAAGCGTCCGTGCCGAAGTCGCAGCTGATCGGCTCCGCCTTGCTTGCGGCGTACAATTGCGCGAGCACGCCGGGAGACTCGAGCTCGGGGTTGCTCAAGTAGGCGTCGAACTTCGCTCCGGTCAGCCATAGCTTCGCAATCCAAGGCGTCAGCGGAGCCTTGCCGCTCGAGGCCGCGGCCGCGTCCACGTAGAGCGAGAACCACGCGACCGCCTCGCGCGCCTGCCGGTCCCAGCGGTGCGCGGTCAGGCGGATGTAATTGCCCGAGACGCCGCTCGGGAGAGTGAGGGATTTCTGTAGAGCCATAGGTCAGGAGTAGTCCGTAAAGCGGCCCGACAGTCTAAGGTTTCCAGCGGCCAGAGTTCCGCCGTCGTTGCGGAAGATCGTCACGATGGCTGTTGTCGAAGTCGACGCGGCCGCTTGGCTGTCGTAGAATCCCGCGTACAGAACGTCCTCGACGACGACGATGCCCTCGTCCGGCTTAGTAGAGAACCCGCGGCCGCTGATGCCAATCTGCACGTCCTCGCTTGTGCCGCCGCCAGCGATAGCGATCACTTCGTTGGTCTCGTAAACGACATTCACCTGACGCACGCTCGCGCCGCTGCCGGTCTTAATTCCGGTGGTCGTTACGTTGCTGCTGGACTGCAATGCCATATTGCCGCCCATTGCTTGAGCCACGGTGACGAGATCGCCGCAGTAAAGCCACGAGCTCGCATTGCCGTTTAAGTCGATCGCGCGCACTCGAACGTGACCCGATGCCGGGGTGGTGCGATAGTAGTCGAAAAAGTTCTCGGCTGTTTGGTAAAGCGCAGATCCGCCGGTCGAGGAAAACCAGATGTAGTCAGTCGCGCCGTCGCTGTTAGTTGTGGTCGACTTAACCTCGTAATACGCCACGCGCTTTTGGTCTGTTGAAAACGTCCATTGAGCGCGGGCCGAAAAGTAAATGGAGGAAACGCTCCAGCTGAGGATCGTGGATGCGTTGGCATTTACCGAGCCGCTCGTGGGAGCGGCTGGCGCCGTCGTGTTTGAAGGCGCCGTACGCGAAAGCGTCGCAGACACCGACGACGGCACGTCGAAGTTAGAGATGGCACGCGCAGCGAACTCGTAAGCCTGCCCCGGCGTGAGGTCGTCGATGGAGACCGCGATTGAGCCGCTTCCGACAAGGTCGCCAATCTGCCACTCGCTAGAGCCCGAGCGACGGAACAAGATCGAAAGCAAAGCCCCGCCGGTCGGCATTGCCGGAGCCGTGATCGTAATGCGTGCGAGCGAAGTCCCATCGCTCGAAATGTACGTGGTCTCGCTCGAGAACGTCGGCGCGTTGGGCGGGCTCGGAGGCGTCAGGTCAACCGAGCCCGCGGTGACGCCGGTCGCGATTGCCTGCGCGCGGTTCGAGAACCCGCTCACGTTCTCGAGCATATCGTAGGCGTTGACCCAGTAATAATACGTCGTGCCGGTCGCGATCTCGGTGTCCACGAAGCGAGATGCGCGGACCTCGGCGATCTTATCTGTGCTCGCGCTGGCCGGAGTCGTGCCCGTCGTGTTGCGGTACACGCCGTACTCGGAGAGATCCGCCTCGGTATTGTCCGCCCAGTCGAGCGAGACGGCGCGGCCCGTGCCGACGTTCGCGGTCAGCGAGGTCGGAGCGTTGGGCGCGGTCGTGTCCTTCTGCACGGTCACGCTAGCGGTCACGTAGCTCGTCGCGACTTGAAAGTACGACAGCCCGTAGATGCGGACGTTGTAACCCAGCCCGATCTTCACGTCCGAGGAAATGTACTCGAGCGTACGGTCGCCCGGCACCGTCGTC